AGATGGTGCTATAGATTCTATTTATAGAACTAGAGAATGTAAACCTCATGAAATAAATATCTTATATCCTAGAGCTGTATTGCCTGAAAACTTTGATCCTTTAAAAAATAAAAAGAAAGTTAAAATAATAGAAGCTGTATATAAAATTCACGAAGACAATGTAGAAAAATATAAGATGTGTGTAGTATTAGAAAATCCTAAACATATTTTATTAGAAGAAGAATATGAAGGTGAAGGTTCAAATCCATATTTAGTATTTAGATGGAACAAAGCATCAGGTGAAGTATATGGTAGAGGCCCAGTATTTAATGCAATGGGAGCAATTAAAACTTGTAACCTTACAATAGAATTAATATTACAAAATGCACAGATGTCTGTATCTGGAGTATATACTTATGAAGATGATGGCGTAATTAATCCTGATAACATTTCACTTGTTCCCGGATCTCTAATACCTGTAGCTCCAGGTTCTAAAGGTTTATTACCAATTCAATCAGCATCTAATTTTGATGTAGCTCAATTAGTATTAAATGATATGCGTCAGAATATTAAGAAAGCATTATACATGGAAGCATTAGGTAGACCTGAAGGAACACCTATGACAGCAACAGAAGTTTCTGAAAGAATGGCAGATCTATCTAGACAGATAGGTTCTTCTTTTGGTAGACTTCAATCTGAATTAATAAATCCATTATTAAGAAGAATAATTAGAATTTTATCCAAACAGGGTAGAATAGAAATCCCTAAAGTAAACGGTAGGGAAGTTAAAGTAGCTCCTCGTTCACCTCTAGCACAAGCTCAACATATGCAAGATGTTACTGATGTGACTAGATTCAACGAAATAATTGCTGGAACATTTGGCCCACAAATGATTAATTTAATTGTGGATCAAAATGAAACTGCAAAATATTTAGCTGAAAAAATGAACTTACCAGAGAAGTTAATTAGAAATGAACAAGAGCAAAAAGAACTAGTTAACAGTTTACAACAAATGCAACAAACACCAGAAGGAGGTGAAGCTCCACCAGGAGCGTAGTTATGGCTTGGAAAGACCTTAAGAAAGAGAAACCCAAGATAGCAAATAGTATAGACGGTTATGTAAGATCAGAAGAAGATGATCTTATTTTAAATAAACATTTTGCCAATGTCTTCAAAGGAGATGAAGGTAAAAAAGTTTTAGACTATTTGAAATCAATCACAATAGAAGCTGTTGCTGGGCCAAATATAGATGGCAACAGATTATTCCATTTAGAAGGTATGCGATTTCTAGTTGGAATTATTAACACACGCATAAAAAAAGGAGAAAACGATGGCAGATGATAATGCTAATAGTGCAGCACCAATCGCCACTGAAGTACCTTCAGAGGTAACTAAACCTGAATTTGTTCAGGATAAGTTTTGGGATGCTAACAAACAAGAAGTTAATATAGAAAATTTAGCTTCTTCTTATAACACACTTGAATCTAAATTAGGTTCAAGAACAGAAGACTTAACAAAGCAAATCAGAACTGATCTTGAAACAGAAAGATTAAGTAAGGTTCCTGAAACTTATAAGTTAACTGTACCTGAATTAGATGAACATACTAAAGTATCTATTTCAGAAGATATGCCTATTGTTCAATGGTGGGGTAAAACTGCTAGAGAAGCAGGATTAACTCAAGAACAATATGATTCAGGAGTCCAAGCATTTGTAGAAAATGCAACAGCAAACCTTCCTAATCCAGAACTTGAAAGACAAAAACTTGGAGATGCTGGTAAGGAAAGAATAGAAGCTGCAAACATGTGGTCTAAAAAACATTTAAGTCCAGATGCTTATAATGCAGTATCTAGTTTTGCTGCTACAGCAGATGGAGTTAAAGCTCTTGAAGAAGTAATGAAGTTAACCAAGGATAGCAGTATGCCTACATCACAAACACAGGTAGATGTTTCTGCTAATATTGATGATCTTAAATCAATGTTAAATGATCCTAGATACTATGATAGTGCAAGGAGAGATCCTGCATATGTAAGACGAGTAACGGAATTATATGAAAAGGCATACAAAGGACAAAAACCAGGTTAAGTTTAAATACAAAAAACTTAAGAAACCTATAAAGTGGCTTGATTGCGTTAGTCAAACAGGTTGGATCAGTGAGAAAGATATTGAAGCTGCAAGACCTGCAAACTGCGTAACAGGCGACTTTTGGGTTTATAAAGATACAGATGATTTTATTACTCTTTTTGGTACTTATTCTCATGACGAAAAAGGTGAAATAGAATTTGGAGAAGTTATAACTATCCCTAAAACATGGATATAATTGTGCGTTGCTTACATAGTTAGTTATCAAATATTAATAATCTCAAGACCTTTGAAATGTTCAATGATTGCCCTTAACTGGACAACAATCCTCTGCATTAAAAGATAATCGGTTAACAATAATAATAACTAACAAATAAGGACATGCAATGGCAACATCTATAACTAATGCCTTTATAACGCAGTTCGAAGCTGAAGTTCATATGGCTTACCAAAGAATGGGAAGCAAATTGAAAAATTTGGTTAGAACAGTTAATGGTGTCAATGGTTCTACTGTTAAGTTTCAAAAAGTTGCAAAAGGTTCTGCAAACACTAAAGCAAGACATGCTGAAGTAGTTGCAATGGATCTAGCTCACAGCAATGTGTCAGCAACTTTAACTGATTACTACGCAGCAGACTATGTTGACAAACTTGACGAGTTAAAGGTAAACATTGACGAAAGACAAGTTGTAGCCCAATCAGCAGCATACGCACTAGGTAGAAAAACAGACCAAGTGTTAGTTGATGTGCTTGATGGAGCAACTTCTATCGCTAATAATGTAAACAGTTCAGCTACTGGTATGTCTTTGATCAAAGCAAAGAACATGATGGAAGTATTTAACGGAAATGATGTTCCTGACGATGGTCAGAGATACTGGGTAGTTGGGCCGAAACAATGGTCAGATCTATTATCAATAGATCAATTTTCTAGAGTAGAATATGTAGGGCCTCAAGAACTTCCATTCCCTGGTGGTATTACTGCCAAGAGATGGTTAGGTTTCTTGTTCTTCGTTCACTCTGGTTTATCAAAACCATCTTCGGACAGAAAAACATTAGCTTTCCATAAATCTGCAATCGGTTGTGGAATTGGATCTGATGTAAGAACTGAAGTTAACTACATCCCTGAAAAAGTATCTCACCTAATAACATCTATGTTATCTTTAGGTGCAGTAGAAATTGATGGCGATGCTGCAAGAGTCCAACTTTGTGCAGAGTAATAATTAAGGAGATAATATAACATGGCATACGCAACTGACAATCCGATCAAAAAGGTAGCTCAGATGGGTGGCAACTCTCTTTGGTTTTACACTGACGGAGATGCGACATCAGCTATCGTAGGAAGTGGTTACTTCAATAGTGCTTACGCAGAGCTAAAACAAGGTGATATGATCCTTGTTGCAGCAAGTGTAGGTGGTACTATGGAATCTGACTTACTAGTAGTAAGTTCAGCTTCTGGTGCAACTACTGTTACTACAGCAAAATTAGCATAGTGCTAGTTTCGATTTGGGGGAGCAATCCCCCAAGTCATTTTTTTTTATAATTATGGCAACAACAAAGATAGACATATGTGCAAGAGCTTTAGTGATGATAGGTGCTCAACCTATAACATCATTTACAGACGGAAGTACTGAAGCATTAGTTGCCAACAACATATACGAAGATATTACAAGAGCAGCTCTAACAAGACATAAGTGGAGATTTGCTACTAATCAAAAACAAATTTCATTATTAACAGCAGCTCCAGTAGGTAGATATGATTATGCTTATCAAGTACCTACTAATCCAGAAGTTTTACAAATTAATACTATAACAGTAAATGATTATGTTATTCCATATGCTAGATACCAAGATTACATTTATGTAAACACTTATGGTTCTACAAGTAAATTAATTATGGATTATATCTACAGAGTAGATGAATCATATTTTCCACCTCATTTTATTTTAGCTTTAGAATATGAGTTAGCAGCAATCTTTGCAGGTTCAGTTGCTAGAGATGCAGCAATGATTAAACAATTTAAAGAATTAGCTGAAAGACAATTTCTTGTTTCTAAAAATATTGATTCTTCTGAAACTACTACAAAAGTATTAGATACTAATAGATTTATTAATCTACGAAGATCTACAAGAACGGATGCCTAATGGTCAGAACATTGAAGACTGTATTAACGAACTTTTCGTCTGGTGAATTAAACCCATTACTAGCAACTCGTACTGATGTTCCTTCTTATTTTCAAGGTGCTAAAAGCTGTAAAAATTTTGCTTTATTAGCAGAAGGTGGATTAATGAGAAGACCAGGTACAACTTACTTGGCATCACTTCCAGCAGAGTCTAGAATTATTCCATTTATATTTTCTGATGATGAAGTAGCTATTATAGTATTATCTAATAATAGAATGGATGTATATAATACAAGTGGTACAGCTCTTACAAGTAATTATACAACAAATTGTAATTGGACTACAGCTCAATTATTTGAATTAAATTTTGCCCAAAAAGGAGATACAATTTTTGTAACTCATAGAGATAATCCAACAAGAAGAATATTTAGAGCATCATCAACTTCATTTACTTGTGATGGTTTTGTATTTGATGAAAATACTGCCATTAGTAATGGTGGCGTTAATAAGTCATTACAACCATTTTATAAATACGCTGATAGTGGAATTACAATTACTTTATCTGCTAATTCAGTAGGTACAGGTAGAACAGCTACTGCAAGTGCTAGTACATTTACAAGTAATCAAGTAGGCGACTACATAGAAATTAATAAAAAACAAGGTAAGATAACTGGATATACTTCTGCAACAGTAGTTACAATTCATATTATAGAAGATATGGGAAGTACTGGGCCACATACTGATTGGAAAGAACAATCGGTATCTGCTAAAAGAGGTTATCCTCAAGCAGTAACTTTTCATGATAATAGATTATGGTTAGGTGGAGTTAAGTCTAGACCTGCATCTTTGTTTGCAAGTCAGATTGGACATTACTTTGATTTTGATCTTGGTACAGGATTAGATGATGAAGCTATTGATACAGATATATCTGGTAATCTAGTTAACGAAGTTAGACATTTATTCTCTGGTAAAGATCTACAAGTATTTACAGATGGTGGTGAATATTATATTCCACCTTCTTCTGATAATACTATTACTCCAGCTAATGTAAGTATTACAAGACAAACACCATATGGAATATCTAGAACAGCTCCTCAAATGTTTGATCAAGCTACAGGTTTTGTTCAAAAGAATGGTAAAGCAGTTAGAGAATTTGTTTATTCAGATTTAGAAGATGGATATAAATCTACTGCTGTTTCAATTCTTGCACAACATTTAATTGATAGTCCAAAAGAAGTAGCTATTATGAAAGGTAATCAAACCAGACCTGAACAATATGCTTTCTTTTTAAGTAATGGAGCAACTCATCAAGGTAAGTTATCTGTATTTCATTCTGTTAGAGATGAAAAAATAGCAGGATGGACACAATGGTTTACAAGAACAGGGGATAGTATACAATCAATTGCTTCATTAAATGAAAATTTAATTATGATAGGCAAAAGATCTTTAAATGGTTCAACTGTATATACATTAGAAAAATTTGCTGATGATGATAGTACTACATTAGATTGCCAAACTACTTCAACTTTAAATCAAAGAGGAACACCTCTTGTTGATGGAGGTTCTCAATCTGGAACAGTAGTAGTAATTGATGGATTAACTTCAGCACCTAAAGTAAATGAAGCATTTACTATTGCAGGTAATGCAACAGAATATACCATTCAATCTTTAGTTAATAATGGTTCAGGGGAATATAGTTTAACTCTTGATAAAACTTTAGCAGCAACTCCATCTGATAATGCTGTAGTAACTTTTACTAAAGGTTTTTTACATACAGTAAACGGAATTTATACAAATGAATCTGTTAATGTAGTTGAAGGTAATAGTTCAATTGGAACATTTACAGTATCAGGTTCGGACACAATTACATTAATTAATTCAGCAAAAGCTACTGGACTTAAAGTAGGATTTAATTATACAACTACTTTAGAAACTATGCCTATAGATAAAGAATTACCTGAAGGCCCATTAACAGGTCTTCCAAGAAGAATCTCAAGAGCCATCGTAGATCTTAACTCTACTCTTGATATGACTATTAAAGCTGCAGACAGCACCTCTAAAGCTCTAGTTATTCAACAAGTTAATTTCTCTGGTGGTTCTGACCTCATTCCAGTAACTGCTAAAAAAGAATTTTTCTTTTTAGGTTATGATAAAAGTCCAACAGTAACAATAAGCCAAGATGATCCTTTACCAATTAAAATCTTGGGAATGTCAGTGGAGGTAGTTTTCGCATGAGTGCAGATCCAGTAACAATGTTTGCCATAACGGCAGTTAAAACATTACATGATATTAAAGAAACTAAAAAACAATCTAAACTTGAACAACAAAGGTATCAAGATCGTATTCAAAGAATAGCTGAAACAGCTAAACGAGAAGAAGAAGATAGAATTGAAAAATTAAGAATGTCACATGCTCACAATAGAGCATTACAAGCAAGTGGTGGTTTTAGTTTAAGTAGTAGATCTTTTTTAAATATTCAAGATATGGTAACTAAATATGCTGAAAAAGATATTAGTACTATTAGACTTAACGCATCTTCAGATACAAATGAATTATCATTAAATGCTCAAATAGCTAAATCCAAAAGAAAGAATGAATTATTTGGTGGATGGATGAGTATAGCTAGTGCAGGTTGGGAAGCAAAAGCAGCAAAGGATAAATATGATTCGTAATTTAGTAATTATTTTTTTTTATGGAGTTTATCAGTAATGGCATTAGATCGTGGTAAAAAAGAAGTTAAATTAAAAACTATAGATAGTCATGTTCCACATGTACCTGCTAAAAGTAAATTTAGCATTGCTTATGATGCTTTTAAACCTACTATAGAAAGATTACAAAGTGAAGCTGAAGCAACAGCAGCTTCTAATTATTGGCAAACATTTCAATTAGAATCTAGCGATCAATTATATAAATTTTCTAGAGAATTTGAAAATGATCCAGATGGAATGAAAACAGCAGTTGATACTTATGTAGATAATCTTTTAGATAAAGTTCCACCTGCATATAAATTACAAGCTACTTCTATGTTAATGGCTTCAAGAACACATTTAGTAACTAATGCTTCTAATAACAGATACCAGTTAGATGAAACTAAAGCAGCATTTGATAATGCTAAAATTTGGGAAAATAATAATACCAATGCA